ACCTACCTTAACCAGGTTTTGGCTTTGCCCTTCCAGCCTAAACCAGTAAGTCCCTGGCTCGGGAGCAAACGGAGTCGGACCACAGTCGTCAGTGTTACACCCTAACTGCTCAAAAGATAGAGAACAATATATAATGTTGTATATACCCTGACTCGGTTTTACAACAAATTTATAATGAGTAGCCCAGTAAGGAGGGAGGTGTTCTAAAGTAACCTTTATGAGATTTTGATCTACAGAAGCGGATGCAGGGAAAAACACGGTATTAGTTTCATTAACTAACACGGTAGAAGCTCGCGCATATTCGTCCATATACACTATTCCTACCTCGTAATCTCTTTGGCTGTGTAGGCTTCTCGCTGTAGAAATAAGTCTTTGGTTGGCAGCAGACTCTCCGGCATTAAAAGCGAAATACTCATACTGAGTGGTTATACCTCCAGCCCCATCGTCAAAGTAGTAAAGAACGGCAGGAAGCTGAATGCTAAATGTGTTTGTATCCACCCCAGGGTCCCCAAAGTGTCTAAGAGCCATAGGCTGTTGTGTACCTCCGCAAACTTCTGCTATAGGAGGAAACGTAGTAAGAGGTATAGATGGACACGGAAGGGTGATAGAGCTTTGAATTAACATTAAACTCGTTGCCGATCCCGTCGGGCCCATAGTGTAAGGCACCGTAGAATTAAAGGTATCCGTATATGTAGTCCCTGACTGAGGAGGGAAAGGGGAAGCTGGAGGATACAGCGGTGGAATCGGATTAGTATAAGGAGTTAAGGGCGTAATATTTGCTACAGTTCCTATAGCATTCTGAAACGCCTGCGACGAAGTCATCTGATCTACCGTGTTGTAGACTTGATCAGCAATAAACGTCATAGCTATATTGAAAGTAGGAATAGTAAAGTTTACCACATCTGGTCCACCATTATCCTGCGTCAATACATTTTCTACTTGCGCCCTAAAATTAAATAAGGTCCCCACTTCAATGGGTAAAGGCGTATTGCTTAAATCAAAAGTTAAAACACAGTCGGTTATAGCAGTGTTTGGGAAAGCAGCATTAATATCGTATAACCCATTATCTGCATTTGGAACCGGATACTCCACAAAACCTTGAGGATTACTTACAGGCTGAGACTGGAATCTTATCTCTATAGGCTCAGCTCCTGGCTGTAAAGACACATCGTATTGATCCAGATAGTTTCCATACATTAACCTATTACCCTGAATTGTTTGGGCCTGCGATTTACGGGGAACATTATCATACAGCCTTAATAACTCATCCGCACCCAAAAGAGTAAGTATCTTACTATTAGTAAAGGTGAGATATATAAAATCATTATCCGCAATTCCTTGAGTGTCTTTATATAGTCGGTCTATAATAAAGATCTCATTAGTCTGAGCTTCTTTATATAGAACTTGTATTTCTTGTACTCTTCGTGATCCTGTAGAAAAGTATACTCGCGCTGCGTTATATCTATTTTGCATCCCCTCGTTTTTAAACGTGGAAAAACTAAAGTCAAATTCTTTAGGCTCAAAAGAAGGTGTAGTGAATAGAGAGGTCGCACTGTAGCCTCCGTCTTGGTACCTATACCTGTAACCAAAACAAAGGAATCGCAGCTCCATATAATCCTCTGTAGTGCCGTTATTAAATAATTCGATATACGGAGCCCCTAAAGGATCGTATGCCGGCGTAAGGTCTTCAAAGCCTGGGGGTTTTACAACAACGCTAATATCCTCTTCTTCTAACGGGTCTACCAATACCGTGTCTGTATTGTATTGTCTTCTCACGTTTATATAACGAGGAGGATTTAAATCGTCTGTAAAAAATAAAAGATTCCCAATTTTATTTACTCCTGTTACCAGATAGTTGTGATCGAGATTTAAAACCGTTTCGCTAACAACGTGATAAGTAAGTGTCTCTACATTAACATTATATGATAGTATCATACTTACTTGTCCCGACGCAGACACAGGATTATTAGCGTCATGAACAAACCAGTAAATAGTTTCAAGCATGCCGTCCTCAAAAGCACCTATACATCTGGTGCCATCATCACTCAGGGGCTCTCCTAAATATTCTAAAGCAGTCAACGGAGTATTTCCACGAGAGTTTTCTACCGCACCTATCTCAGTACTTTCAGTAGAGCCTAAACGGACGTTAAGTGCATCTACATATTCTCCATTAGGAACTAAGCGCTCGTCCACGCTTTTGTTCATCTTCCCCTTAATAAATGTTGTTTGTATCAGCATATTACTTTATCCATTTAGCCTGCCCTCTCATATTCATCAGAAGTCTTCCCGGGTGCATGTTGCTCAATCTTAGTTTAGCATTACGAAGCAAAGACGATCTATCTTTACGGGCTCTATTAATGACATACTCCTGTGCTGACAATCTGTTGTTTAAAATAGAATATTTAATAGCTGCATAAAGATATTCTTCAAAAAGTTTATTAACACTTACTTGAGAATCTTTTCCTTTTTCCATGCCGTCGGACACGTACTCTAATACTATAAGCTCACCCGCTACGTGGGAGCTGAAGTTAATAACACCTCCCTTCTTGTTTATACTAAACGTAGGATTTTTATTAGCTGTCTCTGTATTTAAACCAAACCTTGATCCAATGCTGTAGTCAAAATACCATCTCCCATCAATACACCAGCCTTCACAATTATTGTAAGGGCTATTGCTATTTAGGTAAATGCTTTTCTTTGTACCATCTAACCTGTCTAAATCTAATTTAGAATTATTAGGCTTAAGGACATCCCCATACGCATCGAAGAGTACGCGGCATTCGTGGTCCTGGAGGTATGCTCCGCTCCAGTTGGTTTGGATGTTTTCTGTAAGAGGCATTAATACGCCGTTCTTGTATAAAGAAATCCTTACCCAGTTTACATAATCTGGAGGAAGCACAAAACGCAACTGATCGCATATCTGAAGTTGAAGGATTTTAATTTCCTTCATAGCGTCATAGTTTAATTCTTGTATTGCTCGCTTAGCAAAAAATAAAACTTGATACCTATTGATATTATTTATAAGCTCATTGTTTCCCTGATACATTAACATGAAGTTGTTAACTATATCGTCCATAGAAACATATTGATATGATCCCCAGTTCTCATCCGTGGGAGAGACTTGGTTGTTTTCGTAGTATTCGTAATCTGTTATATACGCCATAATCTTTAGCTTGTTTCTTTTGTATCAAGAGCCTCTTCGTTGGTACCAAAATTTACCACTTCAGCTTCCCTTATCTCTATACCTACATATTGACAGATCTTTGCTACCAATGCAGGCTCGTCAGAATCTGGCAACTCAAACTCTTGGAAGTCAATTTGCGACTGATCGAATAGAGGTTCACCTCCTTGGAGTATCATCCAAGTCCAGTTAGGATTTCGAGGGTAGCGGATGTATTGAGCCTTAACATCACATGGGCCCATCCCCTCTCCCAGAGTAAAAGGATCGTTAAGCCCGTTCCATGTGGTAGGGTATACTGAAATTAGATCACCATCTAACACATAGCATGGATACTGGGGTGTAGGGCCAGTGAGATTGCTGCTCGTAAGATTGAATATCTTCCTTTGGCTTACCCTCTCTACCTCTACAATATTATTAGCGTCATATATAGCATATCCCTCTCCTCCTGGACCACCACCTGCGGGATCTACGAATAGAGCCGCTGAGCACACTATACTCGATCCAGCGGGCGACGCTGTATTAGAAATGTTTTGAACCCATCCCTGCAATCCTGGCGCCCCTGTAGCGGGATACGGAGCAGCCCCTGTAGCGCTGGTGTTTACCACGATATCTCCAGGTTGCACTCCCGTAGTAAAAAAGTCTTGTGAGGTATCTATAAGAAGAGTAGAGCCAGGAGTGGAATTTGAAGTAGTACCTCTCACTCTAAGTGTAGGGTATCGATAAAGTTTATTTATAAGATAATAATCCTCTGGTAATACGTACACTGCAGATCCCGATAAACCAGAAGGGACATTAGGTACGCTTACTGGATTCAGCTGACCTAAAAACACTTGCATAGAGAAGGTGTCTATAACCTCTTCTATATTTTTTATTATGTCGGCATAGCCCGTCCCTGAAACTCTGGCATTCTCTTTATTCACCCAGTTATTATACTGATAAAAGTAATCCTCAAACATATCCATCTGCGCTTGCTTAGCGTAGAGGTTGAAATCCTGTGGCGAAATATATCCGTAATTATTTTTGTTAGCTATAGCCAACACCGTATTTCGCACCGCATTTATTGAAGCTGGCATAGTGTAAAATTATTTTTACAAAGATAACACAAAAAAAAAGGGCCCCGTTTTTTGGAGCCCTTTCTTATATCTGTCTATTCTACGATCTTAAGCCCACGTAAAAGCAGAGATCCATTGTATACCTTGGGTTCCGTCAGACGGCACATAAGGCATTGTAATAGAAGCATACCTCCAGCTGTCTTGCATAACCAATTCTGCCGACTTCTTAAACTGTGTAGAGAACACATCTTTTGCAGAAGAAGGAGCGTCTCCTAAAGTAAGGGCTAACTTCTGGTTTGTGCTTGAAAGCTTCTTATAATGGATAGTAGTTTCACCAGAAGAAGCATTGCCTCTAATTAGTGTAGCGTTATCTACTCTTACTTTCACATTACCGCCGTCAGCTCTGTCTGTTAAAAGGAAAAAGTCATCGCCATTTATACAAGCTCCAGGAGTGTCTAACTTTATTACAACGTCACTCACTACTTCTGTAACTCTATAGTTAAAGCCAGTAGTCTCATTACACCACATATCTCCCACCTGAACACCTGATGGCGCATTGCCAGAGGCAATAAAACCACCTCCGGCAAGGTCACACGTGTCTGCATT